GTAATCTATGAAAATTATTGTGATTAGTTAAAAATCTATTACTAGCATAATCTGTGTTAAACCATTCGTTTTCTATAGCTTTTGCTATTTTTAATCCATATTCAAAGCTTGCTTTCTCTGAATCACTAACAACTTGACTGGGAAAATGGTTTCTTGTACTCGTTCTAATCATCTTATTCTTTAATTAATTTTGACATATTACCTTTGTTTGAATATCTAGCAATATTTAAATTTAGTTTTTGTTTTTCTATATTAGCGTTCGGAGTGTATAAATGCCTATTACATGCCATTATAGCTAATCCAGAACTTATTGAGGCGTCAAACTTTGTTCTTTTTGTTATATCAAATTTAGCCCAATCATTTAAAGTTCTATTAAAATATATATTACCATAGTTACCATCGCCTAAATGACCAACATATTGCTGTATATACATTTCAATTGCTGCTGCGTGAGCTTGTTTTACATCTTCACTAGAATTAGGTATTCCACCTATTTCTTTTTCTGCTACAGATAGTTTGTTCCAGACTTTATCTGGTCGATTCATGCTAAACCCTCTATAACCTCTTCTTCTTAAATAATACAAAAGTCTAGGTTTGTTATTTTCTGCAAGTATAGGCATACCATAAAATACTATAGACATTAATACGTCTTCAAAAAACATTTCAGCTGTTTGTGGCCGCGCTATATATTCTAAGAAAAAATGGTTAGGTGGATTATCTTCCATGCTAAACTTAGTAAGACCATGTAAAGCTCCATTTGATCCTCTTCCATCTACCGTACCTGATATATCATAGCTATCACAACCAAAAGCGCCCATATGTTCATTTGCTGGGTATCTTATTCCGTTTTTTACTATTTGCTTATTTTGTAAGTTTATTGGTGGTACCCAACTAACTTTAAATCTACCTTTTGGATCTGGATAAAAAATTACTTGTGTATCTTTTACTCCATTTATCCATTGAAAATTTCCTGTATTTACATGTGTAGATGTTCCTATACCTTCGTTATAATCTATTTGATCATATATTTTAACTAGATTAAATATACTATTTCTAGTTTCATCTCTAAACGCATGTTCTTCTGTTCTTGGAAATTGTCTATAAAACTCGTTTAAAGCGTCATGATCATCTTTTAATCCATCAGCTTCGTTTTCCCAATGTTCTACGATGCCTATAAAAATAGGTTCTCCGTGTGGATCTATAGCTTCTTGTTCTGGCGTATCAAAAACTGGATTTCCATATATATCTATAAAACCTTCATAATTCCATTCCATTGGGATAAATAAAGAATATAAACCAGATTTTGTTTGTCCATTTCTATTTCTTTGAGAGACATCAGAGCTATTATATAATTTCTTAAAATTATCTCCTCCTTTATCTAAGGCATTTGATGTTGAGCCCATCATACATTTACCTATAATTCTACTACCTAATCTTAAACATGTTTTTGTAACTCTCCAGTTATTTAATATATTATCAGGCCTTTCCCATTTACCGCTTTCATCATGTACTAATAAATTTAACTTTTCACCATCATAACTATTGTCTCCGGTATTTTTCCAATCTATAGTAGTATCTAAACCTTCTATTTCTTCCATACCATCAGTTGCAGACATTTTCTTTCTAGTAAATTTACTAGCTGGAACTCTATATGCTAATTCAGATTTTGGTCTATCCATACCATCTTGAATCGGTTTAAAAAAGAATGGATAATTTATGCTAATTGGAACCACTTTATCAGTAAACATTTTTTTAGCGTCATTACCAGTTTTAGACAGTATTCCATATCTACTATCACTTGCTAAAGTTGCTAAATTAACTGTTTCAGCTGATGACATAAAAGAAAATCCAGATCTACGATTTTTAAGATAACACATTCCATAACATCTTTGATCTGCTTTGCACGCTTCCCAAAATATATAAAATAATCTATTTGCCTCTCTAAAATCTGGAGCACCTACATCAATCTTGCTCCATTGAAGATACATATAATGTGTACCCGTTAAATAAGTTGGCTTACCATTATTCATAAACCAAAAACCTTCATCTCTTCTTGTGAACTCTTCGTCTATATAATCAAACCATTGTCCTTTTAATTCTTCTGGATAATTTCTCCAATCAAATATATTTTTTAATCTATTTAATTCTTTTGGATATATAAACTTTTCCCAATATTGTTCTTTTTGTTTTTTACTTCTACTATATATTTGTTTTGGTACTTTTGGTAATGCTATCTTTAAATTTTGTATTTCTATTATGTCACCTATTTGGCCAGTTTTAGAAATAACAACAATATCATTTTCTTTATTATAACCATATTTCCACTTCTTAGATTTATTAAGTCTTTTTATGGTATTTATTTTTATAGGTTCTATAACCTTTATTAAAGTTTGCTTATACATTATTTAGACCTTCCTTCTGCAAATCCTCTAAAAGCTCGTTGTTCTATTTCTTCTTTTGGTTTATTATTTAATAAACTTTCTTCCTCTTGGATTCTAGTTAATATTTCAAAAGCATCAAATATAGCTAATTTTTTTGTTGCCGCAGCATTTTTTAATCTATCCGCTGATATATCATCATCTGAATCTACAATTGGTTCTTTTGCTACTTTAATTAATTCATCAACAGCTTTCTGCCCAGCTTGGATTATATTCTTCTTCGTTTCCTTGATATTCATATTTAATTGTAATAAATTTAGTAATAACTCTGTATAAACGTTTTCCATCTATAACAAATTCATAAGTTGAAAAAGGCATGAAACCTACTAAATCATTTATTTTGTAAGTTCCATCTGTGTATTTAATTATACCTATACAACTTTCTTCTTTGTCTGTACTTAACTTATTTCTTTGTTTAATTGGTTGTACAAAACAATAACCACTTGGAGCTTTCCACTCGTCTTTTCTTTTGTATAAAAATATTTGATCTTCTTTTATAAGATAAGTATTTTCATTAAAAAAACTTCTACTATTTCTTTCTCTACCTTTCATATCATACCATCTTCTAAAAACATTATGATGAGTTATAATAGTATCTCCAGGTTTTATTTCTGTTTCAAAAGCTGTAGGAACAGATTTAACAATAGCTTCTCTATTTACAAATTTATGTTCAGATATGTTTGTATTTAGTATAAGTTCTTTATCGTTAATCTTTTTTTTATTATTATATCTTTCTCCTAAAGGGGATACAATAAAATCAAATGGACCTTTCACTAGTATTGTAAATTATACTCTACAGATATAGCCATATTTTTATTAAAATCTTTCCAAGGTAAAACATCATTACCTTTTTTAATATAGATAGAATACTTATCGTCTTCTTCTATAATATTGTTAATAACATGACCTCCATAAACTTCTTGACCAACTGAATAATGCATAGCATCATTTTTATAATCTTTACCTACTGTAATCTTTCTAATTAGTTTCATTATAATTTATTGATCCATCCATTATATTAATATCTTCAGTACCATAAGCATCTTGAAATTTACCTCTCATTAATACTAGTTCATCGTTTAATCCAGCTAAACTATGTAAAATACCATGCTTTTGTGCTTCTAATTGTCCTGTTTGTAAATGGTGTTTGTTAATATTGTTTATTAATTCTTGTAAAGATTTTAATTCTTCATTAGTTATTTTTGAAGGTCTTTTAACCTTCGGTGTTTTTCTTTTTGCCATTTTATTTAATTTAATTTTTAATATTTATTTTTATCTCTCAAATCCTAATATTACTGTAATTGGACTTTGAGGCATTATTTCATCGTCATCAGTTATAGCTACACCACTACCACTTTCTAACGTTATTAAGTTAGCAGTTACTGATTTAACTGTTCCAACAACCGTGTCAGAATCATGTTTAAGTATTACGTCTCCTTTTGAAAACGCTTTATTTGCATTAACACCGTCTGTAACTAAAGCTGTATCTCCTTCAGCAACATTATCACCATCGTTTAATAATACGCCTGTAGAAAAGTTAAAATCACCACTTGGTCCCATTATTGCGCCTATATATAGTTTATCATATCCAACATTTGTTCCGCTATTAGGCTCGCCTTGTAAAATTAAATTAGGAGCTAGGCGAGTACCATCATCTCCACCACCTCCAGCTGTTGCTACAGACATATAATCTAAATAAAGTGCGAATTGAGTAACATCTACTGTGTGGTAACCTTGTAGAAGATGGTAGTAATCTGTACCGTTAGCAGTAGCGTTTACTGTTCCTAGGGATTCTGGTGCTGTTCCATCAGCTTCAGATTTAGCAAATAATAATATTAAATCTCTATCTGTTTGTGGCGCGCCGTGTAATCCTTTTACTATTGAAGTAACGCTTGTTAATTTATTAGCGCCCTTTGGTATATCAAAAGCTGTCCAATCAAATAATACATCTGAATGAGCAAACGCATTATCAGCTTTATTACTAGCTATCATTGTAGCAACAGGTAAAATTGGTTTTACTGTTGTTGAAAAATATTTTCCCATAATTTTTATTTTTTTACTTTTTCTAGTGATCTACCACCAAAATAAGCACCGATCACAGTTATTAATACTAATTGTAATAGATCAACCCAAGTATCTTTTACTTCAAAACTTATCATACCAGCATCAATAAATATCATTAATACTGTTGATACTACTAAGAATATAAGAACCATAGGTCGTATATTTTTAGAAAGCCATGAATCTGAATTCATATCAACCTTCCATCTGTTTGAAACTTCTTTTTGCATTTGGGCTTCATAGCCCATTATCATATCTTTTATTTTATTTTCGGCTTCTAATTTTTCTTCTTTAGACGTGTGTAAATTATCTATAACTCCTCCAACCTCTTTTACTAAATCTTTTGCTCCACCTGAAAATATGTTTCCTAATATATTCATAATTATTTTATTTTATCTTCTACTTTTTTTCTAGCTCTTTCGCCAGCTTTATAAGCTTCTTGTTCCCATGGAAAACCTTTCCATCCTTCTGGATGAGATTCACCAGTTTTAGGATCTATTATATTACCATCTTTTCTTAAATACTTTTTTC